AAAGAAAAAAACGGGACCAATAAGATCCCGTTTTTTTTTGTTGAAGTAAGAGACAATAAAAATTTACATTAAGACAGAAAAAGATCCAACACATAGCAAATATACACACTTTATTTGACATTGTACATTTTTCCAAAAAAAATTTAAATTATTTTCATTCTTATTTTTTTATGTCGTACCACTTGCTTAATTTTACTCTATCAAATAAAAACAAGTACTATGAAATCACAATTCGAACACTTAGGTTACTTTAAAGAATACTACGTAAATAATGTATTCTACGGTTCAGTTAATATCGAACAAATAGATCGTGACGTTATCGGTTATTGCGGTCGTAAATTCGAAATACTTGATCAAGATATGGTCTTCAAGAAAGGGCGTATTAAAGCTGGTATGCAGGTTGCTACTATAGTTTATCCTTTATGTGGTAGAAAATTGTAATCATGGAAAGAGATAATAATAGTCCATTTGCAAATAGTCGTTTCTTTGTTAACGATTGTGTTGTTTGGAAAAATGATATTGTTGCTGCAAAGCTTAGGTATAATAAGTCCAAGAACAAGAACAAATCCAGAATGTATGATCAATTCGATGTACCTATGCCACACGCCGAAAGATGGCCAATGGGATTTATGTACGTTATTGGTTATGATTCTGAATCTTGGGATAGAGTAGCCATCGTTGACCGTACTTTTAGTAAGACTAAATCGGGTATGCAATATCAATACGTAAGCGTACATATTGATGATCTTGAATTAGCAACGGACCTTTACGGTAAAGACATGGAGACCCCACAAACTCTATTAGATTTAGGTTTTTAAAAAAAAGTTTCATTTTCATTTTTTTAATACATATCACTTGCTTAATTTTACCTTATCAAAAACAAAATAACTATGAAAAAGATCATTGCACACTTCAACAAATTCTACCAGGAAAACCACAAATCAGTTATCCTCGGTTTAGTAACTAAAAACAACGAGATCACAAAGTTCTACACTAACCTTTACAATATGGATAGATTAGAAGTAGCACTATTAGAAGAAGGTATTATCGATCCAGATGTTGTAGTAGACTTCATTAAAGAATTAAAGTCACTTATGTTACCAGTAGCAGCCAACAGAAAAGGTTTATTTTAATCTCACAACTATGAATGACAATCAAGACCTACAAGACTTATTATCCGATTTATCCGCATTAGGTTTCAAACCTGATTTAGAATTTACATTATCAAAGATTGAGGGTTTTACTTCCTCAGGACTTGCTACGATCCTGTTAAAAAAATCGAGAGAGATCAAAACAGAATATTTTGTAGACGAATCTTGTAATATAGTAAACCTATGTGTTTATGTAAAGTCTTCTGCTTCGCAACTAACAGTCGATGGGATACACGGAGTATGTATATCATGGAATTGGATTGACCTCAAGATCATTAATATTACACACGTTTACAATCGAAAAAAATATGAATGGGCTTTAGATTTATCTGAAGAAATGCAATGGATCATGGATGATATTTTTGAACACGACGAATCTAAAGCTACAATTCCAGGTTTCCCAGGCGTAGTAGCAACAGATATGTTAAAACCAGGTTATCCACACGTACACACTAATGTTCTCTTATGTTATTGGGCACACCTTATATCAAACATAATATATCGTACCTTTGATATAGAAGAAATATGGTGTGGTAAAAAAGATAAAAACTTTAAACGTATTTAATTGTTTGTCAATTCAGGTGTGATATATATTTAAGATAAATAATCTTAATAATCATGCCTGCACATATAGGTAATAACTATAACCCAAATGGTAGACCTAAAGGTTCTATCAATGAGACCTCCAAAATGGTCAAAGAAACCTTTGCTGCCCTTTTAGAAGGTAGAGAAGCAGAGTTACAAATAGCCTTAGATCAACTAAGGGACAAAGATCCTAAAGCTTATTTAGAGTATTGGATAAAAATTTCCGAACGCTTTGTTGGACCAGTATCTCGACAAGAGATCACAGGTTTAGATGGTGAAGCTTTCAATCCTATCCAAATAGTTCTACCTAAGAAGGATGCTGAGCAGTAATCAGTTCAAATTCTTAAACGCGTATGCACCCATCTTTTACGATGAAAAGACGTATTGGATCATTTCAGGCGGTAGAGCAAGCGGCAAAAGTACCAATATAGCTGCATATTTTTTAATGAAGCTCATGAGCCCAGATTACTTCAGGGGTGTCATAGCTCGTTATACACAAAGAGCCCTCACTAATTCTATTTATCGAGACATAACTGATCTCATAGAAGCCTGGGGTCTTGTGTCGTTCTTAACGGTAAACGGTGATGAGATCATAAACAAACAGAATAAGAACATGATCATTACTCACTCAATGAAACTACAAGAGGGTTCAATGACTGCAAAAGGTAAAGGTCTATCAAAGGTTACACATCTACTATTAGACGAAGCAATTGAAGTAACATCAGAAGAAGAGTACCTAAAATTAGTAGACTCATTTAGAACTAAGGGTACCGAACGTAAGATCTTTTTATTGTTTAACCCTACTTCAAAGAACCATTGGATCTTTCAAAGATTCTATTTACCCGATGGTAGACCAAACCCTAAATGGCTATCAAACCACGGTTACATACATACAACATACAAAGACAACGAAGAAAACTTAGATGAAGATAAGATCAAAGAATGGGAGCACAGTGCTTATACAGATCCTGAGTATTATAGCCACCACATTTTGGGTAATTGGCGTGATATTGGTGAGGGCCAGATCTTTAAAACCTGGTCGTTCGAAGCCCTTAAACCGGACCATGACGCAGAAGTAGTGTATGGTCTTGACTGGGGATTCGCGACAGATCCAACAGCAATTGTCAAAGTGCATAAACGTGGCAAAAAACTTTGGTTAAAAGAAATGTTGTACCAAACCGGTTTAACTAATGATGACGTGTTTTCCTGCATGCAAAAACTTGGCATACCGAGTAATGCTGTAATATATGCCGATTCAGCCGACCCTAAGTCAATAGAGACACTCAGAAGAATGGGATATAGGAACATATATCCAGCAGTAAAAGGTCCTGACAGCGTGCGAGCGGGTATCGATAAGATCTTATCGTGTGAAGTCCTATGCGACGCACAATCCGAGAACCTAATTAATGAGTATTACAACTACTCTTACAGACAAGGCACTGACAAACCAATTGATAGGTATAATCACTTGATGGACGCTTTAAGATATGCGGTAGGTGCATTACAAGAGGGGCCGAAATATGCTGTGTTAGGGCGACCTAAACCAAGTATCGAACAATGGTAAAGTTCAAACAGTTTTTACAAAAAATATATTTAGAATAAAGAATTATGGCTAATCAACCAGCATCATATAAAGAAGTCATCGAATTGATTGAGTCCATTGCTCTTTCACAAATGTCAGTCAAACAATTTCAAGTAGGGGAATTGAGCGATTTAGATATGCAAAATGACGAACATACATTTGTTCGCTTTCCGTTAGTGTACATGGTGCCAAGGATCTCTTCAATGGATCGCTTTGGTAAGATGGTGTTAGGCTTTAGCTTCATAGTTGCCGACATAGCTAAAGACAACGTTGAGCAATTGCAAATAAATACCCATAATAACACCTTGTTAATTATGCAGGATATATTCTCAAAAGTTATAATGACTGATTGGAACACGGTAGGTATCGAGATAGAAACACCGATATTGATGACACCATTTGTTGAGAAGTACAATAACAATTTAACCGGTTGGGCAGCAGAGATAAACGTAATTGTTAAATCGCCGTTCAACTTATGTGACGCTGCTTTTGAATAATGGAAACAGAATTTCAGAAAGAGATAATCATGATTGCCCGTTTGTTAGAAATGGAACTAAACAAACAAAAGGGTTTTAGGAACAGGGTTTCTGTTAGACCTGTTATGAAAGGTAATGTAGTAGATTTCATTTATACGTTCCCTGATTTTGGTACCTTTTTGGATTTAGGAACAGGCCCTTACAAAACAAGTGAAGTTGATCGTGGTACATTCAATAGAAAACCAGGTCCAGGTACCGATGGTATTAAACCACGATTTTGGATGTCAATAAACGATAATACAAAACTTAGAATACAAATGCTGCTACAAAAGGTATACGTAAATGTAGTAAACAAAAGCATTATTAAAGCAATGAAAAAATGAAAGCAAAATTTAAAATAGGCGATGAAAATTATGAGTTCAAAGAAATAACTCTTAAAAAGTATTACGAACTTAGGGAACTGTTAAACAATCCTATTAAAGGATCGGAGTATCAATTAGTGGAACTGATGACTGATTGTCCAGTTAGTGTACTAAAGAAACTAAAGATGAATGAATGGTTGATTGTATGGGATGAAGCCATTTATAGAATCACACAGATAAACGGTAACACTGAGTCAATCCAACCATGGATAGAGTTTAAAAATGTAAAGTACGCATTGCCAGCAGTAGAAGAAATGACTATTGGTGAATTCGTAGATTTAGATGTAATAACTTCTAAAGGCGATGACAAGTACTTAGCCGAAATAGCTGCAATAGTTTATCGGCCTGTTATTAAAGAGTACAAGGGTAAGCTCTACGTTGAGGACTATGATGCCGATAAATCTGCACAAAGAGTAGAAGAGTTTAGAGATATGCCGCTATCTGCCATAAAATCTGCAAATAGTTTTTTTTTGCAATACGTAAACTCATCTTTAAAGAATACAGTGGAGTCTTTAATGCAGAGCGAGGAACTGAAGAAGATGGACCCAAACGTCCGGGAGGTATACCAAAATTTTCTACAGCAAGGACTTGGTGGCGAATTATCAACACCATTGCTGGAGAAGATCCTCTCAGATTTTCTGACGCAACGCGACTCCCTGTCCGTTCAGCGCTTAACTGGCTATCGTGGAGAAAAGACCAAGTTAAGCAAGAAACCATGGCGCTTCAAAAAACAAACAAAATAAGATGAGCATTACAAATGTTTATTACCAACCAAAAATCTGGAGTCCTGCCTATAACCCTATAGTATGGAGTTTTCTCAGTAACCAAAACACACAAACCGACTTCAACTATGTTGTAGACCTATACATTAACGGTGCAACTGGTGCTACATATCGTATTAAGCAAAGACCGAACCAGGTTGGTGTAGGTATGATTGACGTATCAACAGCTTTACAGGGTTATGTAGAGCTTACGGACTGGTCGGCTGAAGAAGGATGGTCATTGGCTTACAGGAATTCAGATGAGATCTTGGCCAACGTATACATTAAAGTGGGTGAAGAGTATAACGTAAATGGTACACAAACTATTTTTAATGGTAGTGGCGTAACAGGTGCACCAGCATATACAATTTATGCGCAAGGTTATTCTAAACCTGTTAGGGTTTTACCAGCAGCACTGCCATATAATGAAGCAATGGAGAACATGTCAGCTACTGGTAACTTTGGTTACTTCCTTGACTACATCATGGATGGTGATGGTAAGTTTTTGAAAAGGGCGGGTAATAACATTTCTGTTTTACCGAGTAATAGGTACACCTTATCATTTTTAAACTGGAATGATACGGCACCATCTTACGCAGCAGGGGTTCAGTTAGCACAAATAACAGAGTACTCGGCAACAGGCGCAAACCTTGGTTCTTTTGTAATCCAAAACACAACCACAAATGGTGGCGGACCACAGACTGTTGATACCTATACATCATTAACCGAGTCAAGAGCCACAGACATGCTCACATTTAGGTGTGGACCAAAAGATCTTGAGAATGCTTTAGGTGGTACTACCGCTTACTACACAGTACAACTATTTAAGAAGGCATCAGCAACTTCGTCAACAACTCCAGGTGTTGCTGCTTCTGAGATAGTAACCTTTACATTCAATACTCAATGTCAAAACCTGTATCCTGACGTTCAACTGTCTTGGTTAAACGACCTAGGTGGTAGAGACTATTACAACTTTACTAAGTTCTACGAAAAGGTAACTAATTCTCCTGATACTCCATACTTTCAAACCCCTTTAAATTGGAATAGTACAATCCCTATTTCGTTGAATGGTTCAGCAGACACAACACAAAACTGGCAAAGAGGTGGTAATAAATCTTTTAACAAAGTTGTTAACACTACTTTCAATGTGCAAACAGACTGGGTTTTACAGGAGGATATGGACCTATTGGGTGGTATTCCTGAATCACCATCAGTGTGGTGTTATATCGGAGATGATGCTACCCCTTACACCGTAGAGGTTCGAAGCATAGACTATGTATATCGCAATATCGAGCAGGTAAAGTTAGCCCAGGCCACACTCGAATTAGCCTACACCAAAGTACAACCTAAACAGAATATGTAATGCAATACATACAATTATATGTAAAAAAACAGGGTGTTGTAGGGTTTTCTGCCTACACGGAATTAGATCTGTATAATGACGAACCAATCAAGATCACAGACTCAATTCAAGATGCAGATCCAACAGCCAATACTTCTGGCTTTTCAAGAACATTTAGGGTACCTAACACACCGGTAAACAATAAGTTCTTTAAAGCCGTTTTTAATGTAAACTCTGTTGACTATGATGCAACACAAACTGCAGATGCATACATAAATGTCGATGGATTGTTTTTCATTTCAGGTAATGTTCGTTTAGAATCTATAATTAGAAACGATAGTCAAGGTAAAGTAGAGTATACACTTATCTTTTTAGGAGAAATTGGTAACTTCGGCACTATTGTAGGTCCTAAAGACCTTTCGCAGTTAGATATGTCGGACTATGCCCATGCAATTACGTACACAAACATTACAAATTCATGGAACAATAACCTATTTGGTGGTGATATAGTATATCCTTTAGCAGAATGGGGTTATGACTACAACTCAACTACAAACCAACCAATACAAAACACATTATCGGTTTATAATGGTTTAACGGGTGCGGGTGGTTCTTCAAAGGGCTTCACAAATTCTTCTTTTCCACTCGCAATTAACCAATGGAAACCTGCGATTAGAGTGAAAGCTATATGGGATAAGATATTCGAACAAGCCGGTTTTACTTATGAATCGGACTTTATGGGTGATATTGGTCAAATGAATGGTTCAAATAACTTTTTAAATCTGTATACCATATCAACAAATACCGATACGGCTACATTAGAATCCAGTGTTGACTTTAGTGTAATACCTACACCAAGCCAAACTATTCCTGTTAACGTACCCACTAAAATGCTTTTCAACTTCTTAAATTTTGATGATGCGAATGCATTTGACATTGTAAACTCGCAATACAGGGTGCCCGTAACCGGTACTTATATCTTTGATCTTACGATTTATTTAGAGTATCGATCTGTTAGTTTTTTTTCAAACCCACAACCAGTACTTTCGGTTTACAGAAATGGTGTTTCAATTACATCAAAGACGTGTCAAGTTCCTGCAACAACATCAACCGGTAGTGTAGAAATTATCGAGTTTGCATCGGCATATCCTGTAAGTTTTACTGTTAGTGCAACACAAGGAGATATCATTGAATGGTACATAAGCTGTAGTTCTGTTAGATTTGATTCTTCATTTCCAATAAGTATCACTGGTGGTGAATTGGCCAACGTAGGACCAGCGCTATTTGACCCTTCAGGTTTATTGCCTATACAATACAAACAACTCGAATTCATAAAAGGGATTAACGACCGATTTAAATTAATGTGGGAAGCCGATCCACAAAACCCAAAGAACTTCTTTATCGAACCTTGGAATGTATGGATTAAGGGTGGTTCACAAAAAGATTGGACAAATAAACTAAATGAAAACGAGGATATAGTAATCACACCATTATTTAATGACTATGAAAGACAAATTAAGTACCGAGATTCTGAAGAGGGTGATATTTACAATTTCTTATATCAAGAAAAGATTAAAGAAACTTTTGGTCAACTAAACACCGATTCTAATATCACTCTAATAAAAGGTGAGAAGATAGTACAGAGTTTATTCTCGGCCTTTCCTGTAGCACCAATTGGTTTGTCTGATGACTTCTTAATACCACACTTTGCGAAGGACTCAGAGAACAAGAGAGAACCTATACTTGTAAAACCACGTTTGGCTTACTATAACGGCGTACAGGCTTCGCCTAAAACTTGGTACATGGTTGGTGCAACGGGTACAGTCACTATGAATACCTATCCATTGATGTCGAATTTTACACAGTATCCATTTGACCAAAATGCCGTCGACATTTCTTGGACAAACGTTGTACAATTCTGGGATCCAGTTGCGGTTGGTTTTAACGGTAGAACCAATAGAAGTTCTTATAGTGAATATTGGGCTCTTTGGTGGGATTCTATTTACAATGCTTATTCACGTAAGATGGTAGCAACCTTTGCACTTACAGTTAAAGACTTTCAAGAATTAAGATGGAATGATAAGATCTTGGTAAAAGATACTTGGTGGTTACCATTGAAAATTACCGATTTTGTTTTAGGTGCAAAGAACAATGTTAAGGTTGAGATGCTCAAACTTGGTAATATAGGTATTAATATCGGGGGTACAGGACCTACCTCTGGTATAAAATTATTTCGTCAAAGTAGTCTATGTTATAACAACGAATCTGGTTGTAATGCGTGTTGCTGTATAGGTTCTACCATTGTAACAGTATGGACAGATAATATAGACTTTGCATCATCAAGTAAGGTTTATGCCGATAGTTCTGGTGTAACTTTTGCTGCTGCTGGTTTCTACTCCGATGGTACAAACTTTTATGAAGTTACTACTGGCGGTTTGTTAATTGCGATTGGTGTTTGTTCGGGTTGTGATTGCTTGGGAGGATTGGTACAATTCGATAACGTTTGTTTCTTAGATAGTCCTTGTGAAGTTTGTTGTTGTGACACAGGTGAAGGCACTATTTATGGAACTGGTGGTTCTATTTCGAGTTCTGCATTCCTTTACTCGAGCGTAACTGGAGATCCACTGTCGGCTTTTGGTTGGTATGGTAGTAATGGTGAAGCAGTACAAGTTGGTTCGGATGGGGTTACAGTAATACAAGTTTATGACTGTGCAATATGTGAGTGTTAACATAAAGAATGAAAATTATATTTAAAATAAAGCAAGAATATGGCCGATAAAGTAGGTTTTGAAGTAGAAGGCTTTGACTCGTTGAGGTCGAGGTTGAGAGAAGCGGTTCTCGAGGCACAAAAACTGTCTGAAAAGTTTGGCCAGTTTTCACCTCAGGCCCTTGCAGCCGCAGCTGCTGCCGCCGATTTAAAGGACCAAATAGACGATGTTAATGGTTCTATTAGTGCATTGACCGGTGCTGGTAAAATCCAAGCTTTTGGTAAAGCAGTTCAGGTGGTCGCAGGTGGATTTACAGCCGCACAAGGAGCACTAACACTTTTTGGGGCAGAGTCAGAAGACCTACAAAAAACAATGGTCAAACTACAGGCCGCAATGTCCCTAACCCAAGGACTTGCTGCTTTAGAAGATGTTGATCAAGCTTTCCAAAATATAGGTGTAGCGGCAGTAGATACTTTCAATAAGATCAAAGCTGCAATTATAGCAAACCCATTTACTGCTCTTGCTGTGGCTATCGCTGCCGTCGGGGCCGCTCTTTATGCCTATTCACTACAAGCAGATGATGCAACTGAGGCAACGCTTAATTTAAACAAGGCATACGAAAAAACTTATGGTGAAGCTGCAGCTCAAATATCCCGTTTGAAGATACTGCAGGCCATTATGAACGATGTTAAGACTACTGAAAGCGATCGACTGAAAGTAATTAAAGAACTTGATAAGTTATTACCGGATTATAATGGTAAAAACAAAACTACACAAGAGAATATTGAGGGCATCAACACTGCGATGATTCAAGAAATTGAACTTATCCAGAAAAGGGCTAAAGCAAAGGCAGCTGAAGAAAGGTTAACTGAAATTTATAAGCGCCAAAATGCAATACAGTTAGAAACTGTGAGGCTTTCAAAGGGCCAATACACCTTCGGTGAAAACGTATTAAAAGCCCTTTCTAATTTTTCTATTTCAGGATGGGATGCTGTTATGATGAAAAAGTTTGAAGCCTTGGGCGATGAAGTGAAAACATTAGAAAATGAGGCTAATTTTTTAATTGATCTTGGTAAAGAACTTGGAGCATCATCATTCATACCTAAAGAAGAACCCAAAGAAACGCCGTTAAAAAAGGAAGTTAAAAAAATAACTGAGGCTTATATTGGTTACAATCAAGAGTTAGAAAGAAACCTAAGGTTACGAAAGCAAGAAATTGAGTATGAGGCCGAAACTTTTGTACCGGACCCAACGACTTTCGATATTTATCCATCAGAGGAAGATCCAAACCAGCTATTGTTTAAGGAAAGGGCCAAAACAGAAATTGAGATGCTCAAAGAAACTGTGCAAGAAAAAAACTCTGTGAGGGCAGATCAACTTGCTGCAGAATTCTGGTATTACGAAAAACTCACTTCATACTTGAATGACTATGTTGTCAAGGATAAAACGCAACTTGAAGAGTTCAATAAATTTAAAAAAGAAAAACTTGAGGAGGCAAATCTATTTTACGATTACTGGCAACAAAGATCAATTTTGATCAATAAAGGGGCACTCGCCGAAGCCGAAAAAGCCGAAAAGGAATATTATGATAAATTAGATGCCAAGAGAAAAGAGGATGCCGATAAAGCGGTTGCAGAAAAACAAAAGGCGCTTGATGAAGCTAAAACTTTAAATCAAAAGGATTACAATGCTCAATTGTTGAGTGAAGAAGATTTCAAAAGAAAACAATTGGATCTTGAAATACAGTTTTTAAAAGATAAGATTGCAATTTACGAAAAGTATAATCAAGATGCAACTGCTTTAAAATTACAATTGGCAGAAAAAGAGGCCGATATTGATAAAGGCAGTAAAGAATTCTTTTTAGTAACACAACAAGACAAGATTAATGCGGCTATTGAAATGGCTCAAATCTTAACTGATGCGGTTGGTTCTATTTACGAAGCACAAGAACAAAAGGAAATCAAAGATGCCGCTGGCAACAAAGACCAATTAGAAGAAATTGATAAGAAGTATTTCGAGAAGAACAAAAAGGTAGAAATTGCAAACGCAACTATAACTACAATTAGGGGTGCTCTTGACGCTTTCAACGCTACATTAAAATTGGACCCTACAGGAATTACTGGTGCCATCTTTGCGGCTATTGCCCTTGCAGGTGGTTATGCTCAAATCGCTAAGATTAGAAATACACCTTATCCAGAGAAAGAGAAGGCAAGTGCAGGCTCTAAATTTCAAGACGGTGGTTTGTTGATGGGACCAAGTCATGATAGAGGTGGTGTAAAATCAATGGTTGGCGAATTAGAAGGTGGTGAATTTGTAGTTAATAAATACTCTACAGCTGCATTCCTACCACTTCTGGAAGCGCTTAATGCTCAAGGCATAGGGCAAAGTGCCACTGGGGTTAATGCCTCTCAAAGTGCACCTATCATTAAGACCTATGTGGTTGCTTCTGACATGTCATCACAGCAAGAAGCAAACAAAAGGGTTTCGGATTTAGCAAGACTATAAAATTTTATATTTAATAATATGGATAAGAAAATAATAGATTTAGAAATCATTGATGATTATGATCTCTCTGGTGTTTCCAAAATCTCTTTGGTAGATGTTCCTGCAATTGATAAATTGTGGATGGCTTTCAAACAAGAAAAATTTGTAGAACCTGGTGCTAATGAAACTGAAGACGAGTTCATACCCCGTTGCGTAGAGTATGTAGTAGGTGAAGGCAAAGAAACAGATCAAGCAGTTGCCATTTGCTATTCTATGTGGGAAGAGAAGTTCGACATAGATCCTAACCCATGTTGGGAAGGTTACGAGCCTTATGGTTTGAAAGATGGAGTACCAAATTGTATACCAGTTGAACAGGCTAAAATGAGATTTGCGGAAACTTATACTGACTATCCAAAAGCAGCCAGAAATAACGCAATCAGGGCTCGTTCGTGGGCAGCTAAAAATGGTTGGGGAGATTGTGGTACTGAGGTAGGTAAAATGAGGGCCAATCAACTTGCTAAAGGTGAAGCAATATCGGAAGATACAATTGCAAGGATGGCTGCCTTTGCAAGACACAAACAAAACTCGGATACTCCTTATGAGGAGGGTTGTGGTAAATTAATGTGGGACGCTTGGGGTGGAGATGAAGGTATTGAGTGGGCTTCTCGTAAGTTACGTGAAATCAGATCAGCTAATTTAGATCTTTCTTATGATGTAGCACAATTACCACCGTATGTGCAGGAGGTGCCCAATAAAAAGAAGAAAGATAACTATGCATTGATGGGTATTCCGTTGCCCAGAGGTGAAAAGGTTGTACTCCAGGCCGAAGATCAGGACTATAATAGAGGTTTAATTGTTGAATTACTTCCTGACGGCGGTTACGATGTGCAATACTGGTTTGAAACACCAGACAATATTGAACCAGCCGAAATTCGTATTGATGGTAAAAAGATAACCGATTCAGGAACCACGGTTTTCTTAGGTTATCACCCTGAAATTGACAAGGTAGAGATGACTAAACATTATTTTGCAGATGAAGACGAGCAAATTGTAGTAGGACCTGCTATGGTTCCGGATATGGAGATCCTCAGAAGAGACAAAAAGACTAAGGAGCCATATTACGTTCGTTTCTCTAAGGATGTTATACAACGTATTGCCGAAAAGTTTATGCGCGAACTAAGAGGTAAAGATACCAATATACAACACGAGGAGAATGAAGCTGGTGCTTATGTAATGGAAACTTGGATTGTCGAAAATGAAGAAGATAAAGCAAATAGTCTATACAACATGGATGTGCCAATGGGTACCTGGATGGTCAAAATGCGAGTGCATGACAAAGATACCTGGGAAATGATCAAAGAAGGAGAGCTTAAGGGCTTCTCAATCGAAGGAGATTTTATGGCCAAAGAAGATTACGAGCAGTATAAGAAGGATAAAGAACTATACGATCGTGTAATAAGTATATTAAAATCAGTGTAAGAAATGTCAGTCACAATTTCTAATATATTTACTTTAGATAACCAAAAAAAATTATCATAAAATATGAACTTTTATCAAGAAAAAATGAACCAGATCAAAGTCCTTCTCGGCGTGGAAGTGAAAATGGCTGAGGCATTGTTGGAAGATGGAGTTACTAAAGTTGAAGCGGAAGCTTTTGAACCTGGGAAAAAGATATTCGTTGTATCTGAAACCGGTGAAAAAGGTCCTGCTCCTGAAGGTATCCATACCACCGATGACGGCACAAAAGTAACTGTAGACGCGGAAGGAACGATCACTGCGGTAGAAAAACCTGAACCAGAAGTTGAGGTAGAAATCGAAGCAGAAGCGGAAGTTCCAGCTGGCGAAAAGTCGGCAGAACAACCCACCAAAACCGAAGGGGAAATTACCCGTGAGGAGATGGAAAAAGCAATCGACGGTGTAATGTCAAGTTGCATGATGGCGATCGAAGAAGTAGTTAAGGAAATTGGAATTGTAAAGGAAGAAATGGCCGCTTACAAATCTAAAATGGAAAAAATGTCCAAGGTTCCTGGCTCTGCTAAGATTCCAACATTCAATGATGAGGTATCAACACTCGACCCAATCGAAGCTCGCTTGGAAGGATTGAAAACCCTTAAAGCTGAGTTTTCTAAAAGCAAAAGAAAAATTTAAAATAAATAACTAACTATGTCATTTAATCTCGCTGGTCTATCACCATATACGGACCAACTTTCGACCGAGCTCGTTTCAAAAGCGTTGCTCAAACCATTTACCGTACAGTATTTAACTATTCTTGCTGGTAAAACTGCTGGAACTTCTGCAATCAACTTGCTGAATTCTAACGCCTACATCATCGACGCTACTTGCGGATTTGGTGCAGCCCAAGTAGGTCCTGGTGGAGCTACTGGAAACTCAACTGTTTACTCTCAAATTGACTTGGTTGTTCAATCTAAAATGTTGAAAGAACAACTTTGCCCAGAAGACTTGAGAAACTATTGGTTGTCATCTCAATTGTCACCTTCTGCGTATGCGGAGTCCGTGCCTTTCGAGGAGCAAATTGCAAACAACAAAGTTAACAACATCGCTCAATACGTAGAAAATACTGTATGGCAAGGTGATGGTGGATCATTGGATGGTTTGCTTTCACAAGCTACTGTTGCTAACGGATGTATCGGTGGAACCGGTGCAGGCATCACTGTACCTTTGGCTGTTAACACTGCCTTTGATACAATTTGGGGTATCATCAACAAGCTTTCTAATGCATTGAAGCAAGAGAACGACTTGGTAATGTACATGTCTTACTCAAACTACTCAATCGCTGTACAAGCTTTGATGGCTAAAGGTAACGCATTGATCACACAGTACCCTAACATTTCAAACACAACTGGTGATGCTCCATCTACCTTTGTTTGGCCAGGTACTAATGTAACACTTCTAGCGTGTGGTGGACTTAACACGAACAACCACATCATCCTTGGACCTAAAAAGTATATCTACTTTGGGACTGGTCTTTTAGATGACGCTGATAACTTCAAGTTCTACTACGATCCTTCACAAGATGTAGTGAATTTCATGAGTAAATTCCGTATGGGAACAGCTCTTTACAATTCTCAGTTTGTATCAACTATCTAATTAAAATTCTGGGTAAAGGGGTTAATAATTAAAAACTATTAACCCCTAAACTTGGAAACTTTTAATTAAACAAATTAAAAAAACAACATAAAAATATGTCAAATACTTGCAACCTAACCGCAGCAATAGCGCTTGATTGCCTTGATGCAATTGGTGGTATTAAAACCCTATGGGTATCCACTGATTTTGATCCAGGTACAATCGTTGCTGGCGCTACTGCAGGGATAACATCTTTAGTTGGTGCAACTGGAACTTTTTACCAAATCCAAGTTGCTAAAGACGTTGCTTCATTCACTGAAACTTTCACTGTTTCAAATACAAATGGCACAGCTTTCTTCCAACAAGAAGTAACAATTCCTGTACAACACCTTTCTTCTGCTAAAAGAGAACAGATCCAATTACTAACTTATAACAGAGCTTCAAGAGTTGTTTTCGAAGACAACAATGGCCTTTATTGGTTAGTTGGAGCAACAAGAGGATGTGTAGTTTCAACTGGAACAACCACTACTGGTACTGCTCCTGGCGATGCTACTCAATACTCATTTGTTCTACAAGCTATGGAACCAGAAATGGCTTACCAAGTGAACACTTTGAACAGTTTGACTGGCACAGCTTTTGTAAACGCCTAACACACAAAAAGGCGCTTTTATTTTTTACTTTCAATGGGTCAGGATTTCTTGGCCCATTGTTATGTCAAGTGGTTTGATTTCTATATTTAGTATTGATGTTAAACCTAACTCCCAATTCAGTTAATAATCTTATTGTTTATGCCGATACGGTATCAACTGGTAAGTCGCTTGGGAATTTCTTCACAATTGTTTTTACTAATACTTATTCAAAGCAAACATTTTCTGTTGCTGCAAGTATAGTTAGAAGAAATACTCGATTTGTTGAGTTATCAATTAATCTGGTTGGAGTAGATGGCTTTAATGATCCAATTCATGGTGATATCTACCTTTACCCAGAAGGTAACTATGAATACATGGTGTTTAATACAAATGCACCTACAATTACATTTGAAAGTCCATTATCGTGTGTAGTATGGAGTACTGATACCGACTTTTGGAATTTTGCCGAAACTGTTTGGTCAGTTTGTGAAATTGAGTTTGCACAAATAGATCGTGGTCAAGCCTTCTTGTATACTGAAGTACCTTGTGAGAGAGAAGTTGAATTTGTTGCATATGAGGGTGGAAATAACCTGCTGGATGCAATCGTTTACGTGGTTAATGTGCCATTATATCAATTCCCTTGCATTATCCCAGAAAACACCCAGTACGTCCTGCAACAAACAACCACGACATATTGTATGGAAATAGAAATACCAGATGGATCATCATTAACTGTGCCCGATGATTTCGTCTTGACCCAAACTGCGGCACCGTATGGATACTGTTAAAAGAATAATTAAAAATGAGCAACGCTAAATACATTGTCGGAACGACCGGCGGACAAATTAACCTATCACAAGTAACAAATGGCGTGGACACACCACCGGCCGGTTATGTTTCGGTTTTTGCTGAAAATGGTCAGGTTTATGTAGCTGATTCAGCTGGTAATATTAACCTTTTTGGTTCATCTGGTACGTCAGGTATAAATGGTGCTACTGGCGCAGCTGGTCCTGTAGGTCCTACTGGTCCACCAAGTGGTACTTCAGGTACATCGGGCGTAAGTGGTACTTCAGGTACATCGGGCGTAAGCGGTACTTCTGGCACATCAGGAAACAGTGGAAGTAGTGGTTCATCAGGCACATCTGGTTCTTCTGGCACCAGTGGTTTGTCAGGGACTGCAGGTTCTTCCGGAACTTCTGGTGTTGGTTCTTCTGGATCATCAGGAACAAGTGGAAATTCGGGTTCTTCTGGTACATCAGGTCAAAATGGCACATCAGGTTCTTCTGGTACAAGCGGTTTAAATGGATCGAGTGGCTCGTCGGGTACTTCTGGTGTAAGCCAATCCGGATCATCGGGAACAAGTGGTTCATCTGGATCATCAGGTACTTCCGGTAATTCAGGTTCTTCTGGGACTTCTGGTAGTTCAGGTACAAGTGGGAACTCGGGTAGCTCAGGTACTTCTGGATCTTCAGGTACAACAGGTTCAAGTGGGACATCAGGAAATAGTGGTTCGTCAGGTACATCAGGTTCTTCTGGGACTTCTGGCAGTTCACTAATTGTTACTAACAGACAAACTGCATCTTATGGTTTAGTGTTAAGTGATGCATCTAAATTGATTGAAATGAATGTTGGTTCTGCAAACAATTTAACTGTACCACTTAATTCAACTCAAGCATTTGCAATCGGAACACAAATTTTGGTTACACAATATGGTGCTGGTCAAACCACTATAGTTGCTACTGGTGGTGTAACTGTGCGTTCATTGGGTGGTGCTTTAAAAATGAATGGTCGATATTCATCAGCTGTACTTATTAAAATTGATACAGATGAATGGGATTTGTTCGGTAATATTACTGTATAATGTCTAACCCTTTACTTTCCACAGGTATTATAGGTGCATCTGGTTTTGACGAAGATGCCATCAACTTTTTAAATGTAGCTGGTATTACGGATACTACACAAAGGTATGCCATTAATACTGCGGTAAGGGATTTAAAAAATGCTAATATTTGGGGTAAATTAGATGCTGTTTATCCTATTGTAGGTACTACTGCAACTACACAAAAATACAATCTTAGACACCCACAAGATACTGATGCTGCACATAGATTAGAATTTTATGGTGGTATAAGTCATGGTTCAAATGGTTTTGCTGGTAACGGTAGTAATGCTTATGCTGATACAAATTTCAATGTTACCAACTTAACTCAAAACAATTCGCACATTTGTTTTTACCAGCGATTTAATTATACCCCTGGTACTGAAATTGACATGGGTTCTTATAACGAAACCGCTCCGGGTAATGGCGTATTTTTGGCTGCTGAAATTGTTACTGGCCTTACCAGAGGTAGAATGTATAGAAGTGCTACTGATTATGCTAATACAGACCAAAGAGGATTCTTTTTGATAACTTCTACTTCAGATACCAGACTTTTTACAAACGGTGTTAAAAGGACTACTATTGCAAATTCCGGAGCTTTCCCTTTAACGTCTGGTAATATTTATATTGCTGCATTGAATACCACACAAACCCCAGCACCACTTTATTACACACAAGGTAACTACGCTTGGGCTTCAATAGGTGATGGTTTAACTGATACACAAGCTTCCGATTACTATACAATAGTTCAAGCATATCAAACAACTTTAGGTAGACAAGTATGATTTTAGTAGGCGTTTTAACACAGATACAAAGAGACGAATTGGTGGCACAAAAATTTGCACCCGATTCATATTTTAACCCCATTTTAGATTACTATGCTAATTGGGTTATTTCGCAAGTTGAGATCGATAGCTGTATAAACCCACAGTTTTTATGGGTAAAAAATTTACCAATAATCGAATTTGTACCAGGTCCACCCCCAGGGCCAACAGGGCCAACAGGGCAAAATTTTTGAACAGAAAGGTAAAAAATTATATTTATATTAAATGAGCAATTTAACAGGAACCCAGATATGTAACACCTATGGAGGTGTATTAAATATTGGACAGGCAGGTTTGACAGGTTCACTATCTAATGTAACCGATGGATTTGGTAATATACTACCATTCCAAGTTTCAAATACAACCTTAAACATCACCGGAAATGTAACTGGTGGGCCAATAGGGCCTACTGGTGCAGCAGGTACTTCTGGTACTTCTGGTTCCAGTGGGACAAGTGGTTCTTCGGGAACTTCTGGGTCATCAGGCACATCAGGTTCTGCAGGTTCTTCGGGAACAAGCGGCAGCTCAGGTTCGTCTGGTACATCAGGCAGCTCAGGCACATCAGGCAGCTCAGGAACTTCTGGTTCTTCTGGTAGTTCGGGTACATCGGGTAGTTCAGGTTCTTCAGGAACCAGTGGAAGTTCGGGTTCTTCAGGAACAAGTGGTTCTTCAGGCAGCTCAGGAACTTCTGGTTCAAGTGGTTCAAGTGGTACGTCTGGTAGTTCGGGTACGTCTGGTAGTAGTGGTTCAAGTGGGACTTCGGGTTTATCGGGTTCAAGTGGGACTTCGGGTTCAAGTGGTAGCTCTGGAACTTCGGGTGCTGATGGTAGCTCAGGTTCAAGTGGAACTTCTGGTGTGGGTTCTTCTGGTTCAAGTGGAACCAGTGGTGTTTCGGGTTCTGCAGGTAGCTCAGGAACTTCGGGTAATGATGGAACTTCTGGTACTTCGGGACAAAACGGTTCATCAGGTAGTTCGGGTACATCGGGTGTAGGTTCTTCGGGTAGCTCAGGAACCAGTGGTGTTTCGGGTTCAAGTGGAACCAGTGGTGATAACGGAACTTCTGGTACTTCGGGATTGGACGGAACAAGTGGTTCATCTGGTACGTCAGGTGTATCTGGTTCAAGTGGTACTTCGGGTACATCGGGAATTTCTGGTAGCTCAGGAACTTCAGGCAGCTCAGGAACTTCGGGTAATGATGGAACATCAGGTACTTCAGGTACATCAGGAAATGATGGAACTTCTGGTACTTCGGGTATTTCGGGTTCACCAAGTCCTATTTCTGTCGTAAATACTAATACTTTAGTTTCTGATGGTATTGGTGCTTCGGCAGGTAATAACAATTGTGCCATTGTAATTGGTTCTAATGCTTCAATTTGCGACAACACAGGCAGTTCTATTGTTATAGGTAGAAACGTAGTCAGCCGAATTTCTGGTTCTGATGTAATTGCTATTGGGTGTTTTCAGTTATCACAAAATCCAAACTGCTCTATAATTATTTCCCCCTCAACCCTTCACGCTGCAACCTTATCAGTAAACATAGGTCGCGGTAACAATAATAATGATGGGTGTAAAATAATACAAATTGGAAATGATAACCAGGTTAACGTAGCAAGAGAAACTATTGCTATTGGAAATGACAACGCTTTTTCAGGAGGTTTTCCAGGCAACCAAAAAATGCTTGCTATTGGTGGATCTAACCTCATACAAGAATATTGCTCACAAGCTTATGGTTACGGTAACACAATACAATTT